CGAGGGGGGGTCAAAGCATCCATTTCACAAAATGCAAAGGGTGAAATCAATGTCGAGCGTACAGAGACCAAGAAACAGAAATTGACGGAATAAGGGAGCAGATGCGTGTGACAGAAAGAGAAATATGCGGGTCATTCCGGAGAGCAGAGAATCAAAAGCAACAGATTCAGATTTTGACGGAACTGACCTGCAAGAGTAAATATCAGATAATCGGTATATTGCTGCGGAATGGCGAGAAAGTACCGAAAAACATTGAAAACCAGTTATACAAGAGACTGGATGCACTCGACGCACAGATTTTTGAGTGTGAAATGGAATACAAAGAAATCGTGACCGCACTGACGGGAGAAAACAGGAGGAAAGAACATGGCAACAGGATTCAGCGTTATGGACGCACTGAACAAGAACAGCAAGGCAGGAGTTGACGAATCACCGAGAGCGAGATTCCGGACAAAAGACATTTCGATTTTCAAGATGTACCGGAACAAACTCAATTTCTACAATTTGGCAGATATTGAGGAACTGGCAGGAGACATCCTCATGTATGGTCTCAAACAGAATCTTGAGGTTGTATTTGAGCCGAATGAGCAGGGTGAATATAGAATCGTTGCAGGTGAGAGACGGTGGCTTGCACTCAAGTACCTTGTCAAGCAGGGATATAAAGATTTTGAGATTGCAACCTGCAAACTGACCACACCGCAGGACGAGGACGAGGAGCAGGTGGAAATCATCATCGCAAACGCATACCGGACAAAGTCTCTAAAGGATGTCATCGAGGAGGAACAGCGTCTCAAAGCGTGTCTTGAGCGTATGAAAACGGATGGAAAGAAAATCAAAGGATATGACCTCCAGTCCGGTCGCCTCCGTGATGTCATCGCCTCAATGCTCAAGATGTCAAAGACCAAGATCGCACAGATTGAGAGCGTCAACAACAATCTGATTCCGGAGTTTCGAGAGGAACTCAACAACGAGCGTCTCACATTCTCCGCAGCGTATGAGTTGAGTGGGATGTCTCCGGAGATGCAGCAGGAGGCACTTGCAAAGTACAAGGAAAACGGAGAATTGTCCTATACGGAAATTAAGGACATGAAATCACCGCAGAAACAGGAGCAGGATGCAGCAGGGCAGCAGGACACCGTGTCAGATTCAGACACAGCAGGGCAGCAGTCATCAGAAAACAGCATGAATCCTCCGGAGGAAAAGAAAGCGGGCGACGATTATGAGACACCGCATCCGGAGGGAATCACATCAATCTGCTATTCCTGCACCGAATACGAGACTTGCAACGTAAAGACCGGAACATGTACCTCATGCGACCAGTACAAGAACCGTGCAGAGGCTTACAAGACCGAGGAGCAGAGATATAACGAGGAGCAGGATGCAATCGACCGTGAGACAAAAAAGAAACTCCGTGAACAGGCAGAGGAGGAGAAGATGAACAACCTCCCGTCAGACACACAGGAGAACGGTCAGAAAGTGCATCACATTAAACTGGGAGCGACATTTTTTGAGGAGGTTGCATCCGGAGAAAAGACATTTGAACTCCAGAAGAATGACAGAGACTATAAAAAAGGCGACATTCTTGAGATGATGGAGTTCAAGGACGGAAAGAACACAGGACGCACCGTGAGAGTGCTTGTGACATATATCCTTGAGGAGTTTGCAGGTCTTGAGGACGGATATTGCATCATGGCAACATCACTCATGAAAGAGGATGCTGAATGATGGCGGTGAAATAAGGAGGAAAAGGCAATGGATGACATCAGACGAGGAGAGATATTCTATATCGCACGAGGGGGGGGCGACAAACGGGAGTGAACAATTTGCGGACAGACCCGCAGTTGTAGTCAGCAATGACGAGAACAACAAGCACTCCGGAGTGATTGAGGTTGTGTATATGACGACGCAACCGAAAACAGACCTCCCGACACATGTGACCGTCCGCAGTACCGGACGATTATCCACAGTATTGTGTGAACAGGTATCGTCAGTATCGACCGACCGTGTGAATAATTACATCGGGCAGGTATCGGAGCAAGAAATGAAAAACATCGACATCGCTCTCATGATTTCCTTACAGTTGAGCGGTGGAGGAAAGACATCAAAGCAGTACAATGAGACGATTCAGAAACAGCAGGAGGAAATTGAATACTATCGCAACAAAATTCAAGCGATGCAGCAGTCGTTAGAAGAAAAGAAAACCGAAAAGCCACAGGAGGCAGCAGGAGAGACATCAGAGATCGTTGTGAGGCTTGAGACGGAGCGTAACACATACAAGGCATTATATGAGCAGTTATTCGAGAGGATGCTGAATGGAGGAACAGGAAAGTGAAAAAAGGGCAATTAAAAGCATTATTCATCGAGGCAAAGGGAACAGGTCAGAAATATATCGGTGTAATGATTCAGACAGAGGGCAGCAGTGAACCGGAGGTCATCATCAATCCGAAAGAGAATTTCAATGCAAAATTCGACTATTACATGGCAGCGTATGACGATGATTTGATTCTGATTGCAGCAAAAGGGAACAAGGACATCAGAATCACGGGAGCAGCAGCGGGAGCATCGTTCGAGGACATCCAGTCACAACTCATTGATGAAAAAGCGTCATCCGGATGGAAAGAACAGATTGCGGATGCGGTGGACAGGGTTGTCGATAAGATGCTGAAAGAAACTCCTCCGGAAACGGAGGGGGGGAGACAGAACTGCGAGACCATGAGAGAGACAATCAAAGGAATGTTCCTCACGCAGAGACGCTCAAAGACAGAGGCAGCGTTCATCACCGAGAATATTGACAGATACGAGGAATTGTTTGAAATCTGCATGAATGGAGATGATGCACAGTTCAAAAAGGGCATCACGGAATTGCAGAAAGCACAGAATGAGTATATTTTGCAGAAAGAGAGGGAAAACGGATGAACAAGGTCATTTTGATGGGTCGTCTCACGAGAGACCCAAATGTCAGATATTCACCGAGGAATAATTCACAGGAGGAAATGGCGATCGCACGATACACACTTGCGGTTGACCGCAGAGGAGCAAAAGACGGGCAGCAGTCAGCGGATTTCATTTCCTGTGTTGCGTTTGGACGAGATGGAGAGTTCGCAGAAAAATATCTCAAGCAGGGAACGAAAGTGGTTGTCACTGGACGGATTCAGACGGGGTCATATACGAACAGAGACGGTCAAAAGGTCTATACCACGGACGTGATTGTCGAGGAACAGGAATTTGCAGAGAGTAAGAAAGCAGCAGGGCAGCAGGACGGGAACAACGGAGGGTATTCGGATGCAGGTGACGGTTTTATGAATATTCCGGACGGAATCGACGAAGAACTCCCTTTCAATTAGGTGCGGAGGAGGATGGAGACATGGGATTCGTGGAAAAGGTGAAAAACGTCATTTCAAAACTGCGGGCAGCGGGAAAGACAGAGAAAGAGGTGTCTGAAATCATCGAACAGGCAGCAGAGGCAGCAACGGTCTTGAAAAAGACGGAATCTCCGGAGCATCCGGAGAAAATCAAGGCAGCAGGAGGAGAAAACCTGCAAGATGCTCTTTTGAAAGTGGGAATCAGTGCAAAAGAGGCATTGACCGCATTTGAGAGCATATACAGACTGAGGAGGCAGGAAAAGTCGAATAATTGGAGGAAATATCATGGATTGCCTCTGAAAAGGTCAAAAGGAGGAAAACGACGTGGAGACAGAAAAAGAAATGACAGCAATTCAGAAAACACAGGTATATCTTGAGAATTATCGGGAAATAGAGCGATATATCAAGGATGCAATTTCGGAAGTATCACAGATTGACGATGTATCAAGATATAACATTTCGGCAGAGAAAGCGTTCCTCCAGTCCATTAGAGAGTGCAAGGCAGAGACGGTCATTCTGTTCGAGCACATGAAAAAGGCTCTTGCATCGTTGAAAGAGGATGCAGAGGCAGCAGGTGAGGGGTACAAGTACGACGCACTTGAGGCAGTATATATCAAAGGCAAGTCATACGAGGATATTGTGAGGGAGACAGGATGCGGAAAGAACTCACCGAAAAAGTGGTGCAGATCAATGACAGAACGTCTCTCAATCAAATTATTCGGTGCAAAAGCAATCGAAAATGACAAAATCGGAGTGAAATGAGAGTGAAAACGGGGTGAAATGAGGGCGATTTCGGGGGTAAAAAGTGGGTGAACAAAAGCAAATATAAACGTGCTAATATGATAACGTGAACAGTTGAGTGAGCGATTGCAGAGATGCAGTCGCTTTTTTCTTGCCTGTTTGCCCTCCTGTTATATGCGGGCAGCAGGACACTATCATGTGCGATGTATGCCCGCCTCTTGAAAGACATGAGAGGCAGCAGGAGACCGATGGACAGAGAGGAGTGAGCAGTGTGTTATTGAAAGCATGTAAGGGATGCGGTCGCCTTATCCCACAGGCATTGACCATGTGCGAGCAGTGCGAGGCAAGGCAGCAGTCAAGGCATGTGACATATAACAATACACGCAGAGACCCACGAGCAGCAGAGTTCTATCTGTCAAAGGAATGGCGGGAGTTGAGACCTGTCATCATGAGTGTGTATGAGTATGTGGATATATATGCTCTGTATGTTGAACACCAGTTGATAACACTGAAAGATTCAGACCCCATCCACCACATCATAGAACTTGAGGAGGACTGGGAGCAGAGGTTGAACCCATTGAACTTGATACCCTTGAGCCATCGGACACACAACACAATCACAGCACTATATAAACAGAGCAATGCAAGCATGAAAGCAACACAGACACAGTTGAGGTCGCTGATTGATTACCATTTCAAAGAGGCAGGGGGATATGAAAAAGTTTTATGTGACCGTTTCTTAGTCGCACCCCCTCTTTTCTTTGGAGAAAACTCCCCACGAGAAAATCAGGACACAGGGGAGTGACGAAAAGGTGTCAGAATGTGACACGAAACTCGTGAACACTGGACGGAAAGGGGGTTGATGCTGCATGGCAGGACAGAGACAACCGACCGATTTGGTGGTCATGAAAGGAAAAAAACACCTCACAAAAGCAGAGATTGAGGCGAGAAAAAATGCGGAGGTGGTCGCCCCAAACGACAAAGTCAAGCCTCCGGCATATTTGACACCGGAACAAAAGAAGAAATTCCGGAAATTGTCAAAAGAACTGCTTGCAATCAAACTCATTGCGAATGTGGATTGTGATGCACTGGCGAGATTACTGATTGCACAAGACCAATACATCGAGATAACGGACAAAATCAGAGAAACTCCGTTGATGGTCGATGTTCCGGTCTATGAGATGCGAGAGAATCCGGACACAGGAGAACAGGAACGTGTACAGGTCGGAACACGGGAGGTTGTGAACGGTGAGAGGGAGCGTCTCATGATTATACAAGACCGCTGCATGAAACAATGTCGGCAGGGGGCATCGGATTTCGGAATGACGGTCAGCAGTCGGTGTCGGTTGGTAGTTCCGAAAGCAAAGGAAACAAAACCGGAGAACAAATTCGCCAAGTATGCGAGTTCATAAATGGCAGCAGGGGCAACAGTGACCGACCGTTGCACACAATACGCTCTTGATGTCGTTGCAGGTGTCATCATTGCAGGTGAATATGTCAGACTGGCATGTCAAAGGCATCTTGACGACCTCGAAAAAGCGAAAGCAGCACCATACAAATATTATTTCGACGTTGAAAAGTCCGAGGAAATCATCAATTTTGCGGAAGAATTGACAATCGCAGAGGGTGACGAACAGGAAAATGTGACAGCGTACCCGTTCCAGTGTTTCATTTTAGGGTCTCTGAATGGGTGGAGGACAAAAGAAAAGGGTCACAGACGGTTCAGAACGTCCTATGTACAGTTAGGCAGACAGAACGGAAAGTCGTTCATCAATGGTATTTTAGCGTGTTACTATGGCAATTTTGACGGGTACAAATACGGAAAAATCTTTTGTACTGCGACAAAACAAGACCAAGCGAACATTGTTTTTGATGAAATTGTAAAATTCATCAATTCCGACGAGGATTTGTCGGAGTGGTTCAAGGTGCATGAGCATAATCACACGATAGATTGTCTCTGTACCCATTCGGAAATCAAGGCATTATCCGGAGATACCAAGTCACTGGACGGACACCGTGCATATTTGGGAATCGTTGACGAATACCACGCTCACAAGACAAATCAGATGTACAAACTGCTTGAGGGAGGTATCAAGAAATTAAAATCCGCACTGATCTCCGTCATAACGACAGCGGGGTTCGATTTGAAATCGCCTTGCTACAAGTTATATGAGTATTGCTGCAATCTGCTGAAAGGTGTGTTTGAGAACGACAGTCAGTTCGTGTATATAGCACAGTTGGACACAGCGGATGACCTATACAAAAAGGAGAACTGGATAAAAGCAAACCCGATTCTCGAATATGACGAGGATGCACTGGAGAATCTCGTTCCGGTTGCGAATACTGCCCGTGATATGGGCGGGGAGGATTTGCGAGATTTCCTCGTTAAGCAGTTAAACATGTGGATGCAGTGGTCAAACGCACTGTACATCAAGGACATTAAAGACTGGAAACGATGTGCAGCATTGCGAACGCTCAAGGATTTCAGAGGCTCAAAATGCTATGTCGGAGTTGACCTGTCGTCCGGAGGCGACTTGACATCCATCGCAATCGTCATCCCGTACATGGTTGACGGTGTGAAAAAGTATTTTGTGCATACTCACTCATTCATACCTGCGAGCAGAGTGGACGAGCATATCAAGACGGACAAAGTTCCGTATGATGTATGGATTTCAAAAGGTCTCGTGACAGTCACGGAGACACTGGGAGGAATAAAGACAGATTACAAGTACATCATCAAGTACCTTGAGGATTTAATCAAACAGAATGATTTGAAACCTCAACTTGTGTGTTATGACCCACACAACGCATCTGCGTTCCTGTCAGACCTTGAGGCACTGGGATTCGATTCTGTGGCAATTACACAGACAGCAAAGGAACTCAATGACGCAACAGTTGATTTCAGACTGGAGATAAAAGCAGGAAACGTCGTGATTGAGGGAACAGAAGTCGGAAAAGGAAAGGTTGTTCCGTTCGATGAACTGCTGACGTGGTCGATTGCAAACGCAAAGACTATCTCGAACAGTTACGGTGAAATCAAAATCGACAAGGCACTCGACGAGGACAGAATCGACCCGATTGACGCAATCATTGACGCATGGAAAGCAGCAATGAAAGAGGAGTATAAGCCGGACACAAATGAGGTTGTGAATGAATGGCTTGAAATGTATGAGAAATACATGGGGAAAGGCGGTGAGAAAGAATGAACCCATTTAGAAAAATAGCAAACAGTTTGATGAACTGGTGGAAAGGTGAAACTGCACCGGAGGTCAGTGATTCAACGGAACTGACAGGCGGGGTGATGACGCTCAACTCACCGTCATTCCTTGAGAGTATGGGTTTGAGCAGGAGGAGAAAGACAACATCAGAGGTGACATATTTCACATGTCTCAAGATGCTGTCGGAAACTCTTGCGAAAATGCCTATCAAATATTATCAGAGAACGGACAAAGGAATCATTGAGGCAGAACAGACGGACACGTCGAGACTGCTGACCAAGAGACCGAACCCGTTCATGACACCGACGGTATTTTGGAACACAGTGGAAATCAACCGCAATCACTACGGGAACGCTTATGTGTACATAAGAAAGAAATTCATCCGGAAGAAATACGGAGGAGAGGTCAAAATTCTTGACCTGTGGGTGATGCAGTCGAATTGTGTTCAGATTGTTGTGGATGATGCAGGCATATTCGCAGGAAAAGGACGCTTGTGGTATGTCTACACAGACCCGACATCCGGAAGTCAGTATGTATTTGACACGAGTGAGGTCATGCACTTCAAAACATCATTCAGTTTTGACGGTGTGACAGGTTTACCAGTGCAGCAGATTCTCCGTGACACAATCTCCGGAGCATCGGCATCACAGAGGTACATGAACAGCTTGTATGAAAGCGGATTGACAGCGAAAGCGACGCTTGAATACACGGGAGAGTTGAATGATAAAGCAAAAGAGGCACTCGTGAAATCGTTTGAGGATTTCGGCAGCGGAGCGAGAAACACAGGAAAAATCATCCCCGTACCTTTAGGGATGAAATTGACACCTCTTGACATCAAGCTGTCGGATTCACAATTTTTTGAGTTAAAAAAATACACTGCATTGCAGATCGCAGCAGCGTTCGGTGTGAAACCGAATCAAATCAACGACTATTCAAAGTCATCCTATGCGAACAGCGAATTGCAGCAGTTGTCATTTTATGTTGACACCGAGTTGTTTGTTATAAAGCAGTACGAGGAGGAAATCAACTACAAAATGCTGACAGACGAGGAACAGGATGACGGTTTTTATTACAAATATAACGAAAAAGTTCTTTTCCGAACGGATTCAAAGACACAAATGGAATATCTGAAAAATGGTGTCAGTGGCTCAATTATGAAACCGAATGAGGCACGACGTAAACTTGACCTGCCCGATGGAGAGGGTGGCGACACATTACTTGCGAATGGCAGTATCGTTCCGCTAACAATGGCGGGAGCAGCATATTTGAAAGGTGCATCCGAACCGGATGAAACCGAGAAACCGGAGCAACCGGAAGAAACAGAGCCGGACACAGAG